GTTGCTTGTATTTTTGTTCTTTTATCTTTACGATCTTCTATAAATTGTTCTTTTTGTCTATCGGTGTTAATTTTAGCTTGTGCTAATTGTAACTGATAATTAAACTCTTCAGCCATTAATTGTTTTTTAATTAATGCTTCTTGCTCCATTCTTTGTATTTCAAATTGAGATTTAGCTTGTTCAATTTGTATTGAAGTTTGTGCTAAAGCTTGTTGTTTTTCAACTTCATTCATAGCCGCTTGTTCAGACTGTTGCATATTAGCCTGTGCTTGAGCTTGAATCATTTGTTGTTGATTAGCTTGATCTCTTTCTTGCTTTTGCTTTCTTTTAAGCTTAAGCATTTGATTTGCTAACTTAAGATTTTTTATTTGTCTAATATCTATAGCATCTTCCAAATCAATACCTTGATTTTGTAATGCTATTTGAATATTTTGTTCTAACTGTGCTTTTTCTTCATCATCAGGTTCTAGTTCTAAAAATATACCAAAATCATGAAGATTTAAAGAATCTATTTCTTTTAATGTTTGAACATTAAAAACAGATATACTTTCTTTTAAAGAGTTGGCTGTTAATGGAAACATTAAAGCATCAGCTATTCTTAATGAAACATTTTCACAAGCTCTTAAAGTTAAATATAAGCTAGCATCTAAAATATGTTTTGTAGCTATGTTAGAAGCATTGGCAGCCATTTTTTGCAATCCGACTAAAGCGTCCTTGTCTGGTAAACTGCCGTCTCGCGCTTCATTAAGACCTGTTACGTCTCTTATCATCTGTAAATAATACTGATATGTATTTACAAGTGATGCTATTTTTCCGTTTGCACTGGAGGTTTGTAATTCTTGTATAGGTACCTTACCTCTATTAGGATCACCATCTTGTGTTAAACTTCTTCCAACTATACTACCAGTTTGAAAGTACATATTTAAAGCCTCTTGTGGATTGTAATTAGTTCCATTACCTAAATCCACCTCTGCTAAACCATCTACATCTACAAAAACACCATCTGGAACCATACGTTGAATTACTTGTTGTAATTTTAACGATGTTAATTGTATCATATCGGCAAAACCAGTTATTCTACTAACAAGAGACTCTATACGACCTTGATATAAATTAGGCGCACATATAGTATAGTTCATATTAACCTTTGTTGTGTCAGAAACTGGTCTTGTCATGTTTTCAGCTAATTTCCATTCTAACATTTGAGGTACACCCATTACTTTAGCTCCACTAAATAAAACCTCTATAGATCTTGAAACCCTATTAAAGTTATCGCTAGGTGGAGGGTTAAAAGTATCTGGTTTTTCTAAAGTTTTTTCTAAACCGGTATCAGTTTGTTTTATTTTAAAAACTTGATCAATAAATGTTTTATATTCAAAAAATAATATTTGAACTAAATCATTATCGTAATTAGGATTAGCTATATAACCATCTCTACCTGGATATTTAACCATTTTTTCTAACTCTTGATCAGTTAAATATGGAAACCTTTTTTTAATTTCAGCTAAAGTCATTGACTTTATTTCACCTATATAATATATGTCTTCAAAATTAGGATCATTAGTATAAGAATATACTAAATTAGCAGGATCAACATACTCTACTAAAACACCATTAGATTTAGTAAAATTTGTTTTTACAGATCCTATACCTATTGTTGTAATATCTTCAATAACTCTTTTTTTAGTTAAATGATATTTATTATTAGCTAAAACATTGTTTATAACTTCTTCTTCAGCTATTTCTATACTTTGTTTATAGCTTAATTGCATATGCAATTCTAATTCTTCTTTAGTTCTTGGAAGATCTACAGCTGGAATATTTGATTGTGAAAAGTCTTGACCAGTATTTTGCTTTGCTGTTTCTAACAAATCTTGAGAGTACATATCTCTAACTATGTTAGTTGCATATTGAGTTCTTTGTTTTAAAGCAAAAGGATCTTGTGAAAAAGCTTTTATATCATAATTTTTAGATGCAATACCATTTACTACTATATCTACAAATTTAGGTATAATAGGTACTGGCTTCCAGTCTAAATTTAAATAAGATAAATCACCATTTATAGATAATTCATCTTTATATTTTTGTACGTTTTGCTCTCCTCTAGCATATAACCTAAGATTATGAAAATTTTGGTAACCTGTATTCCATCTACTACCATTAACTCTACCACCTCTAAACCATTCATACTCAATGGCTTGTCCTACTAATAACCCATATTCTAAACTTCTCTTTTCCTCTTCAGATACCATCTGATCAGGAAACGCACTATTAACACCAGTGTTTAATTTCATCTAATTAATTATTTTTGATTCTCTACCTTTGTTATTATATTTTGCAAAACTTAAATTAACAGGTTGTCTTACAGTTTCAGGTATGGGTCTATATTTGTTTTTATTACAAGCCATGATAGCTAAACCAGAGCTTATAGATGCATCGTGTTTTGTTCTATTGTTTATATCAAATGCTGCCCAGTCTTCTAATGTTCTTTGAAAATACATCGTTCCATACTGTTCATTGTTGTAGCCAACAAACATTTCAATATAAGCTTCAATAGCCGCAGCATGGGCTTGTTTTACATCTTCACTCGAATTAGGTATACCACCTATTTCTTTTTCAGTTACAGATAATTTGTGCATTGTTTTATCTGGTCGGTTCATAGAATAACCTCTGTAACCTCTTCTTTTAAAATGATACAATAGTCTTGGTTTATTATTTTCTGCAAGTATAGGCATACCATAAAAAACACAAGCCATAAGTACATCTTCAAAAAACATTTCAGCAGTTTGTGGTCTAGCTATATATTCTAAAAAAAATAAATTAGGTGGAGCATCTTCCATGCTAAACTTAGTTAAACCATGTAATGAACCTTTAGAACCTCTACCGTCTACAGTTCCTGATATATCGTAACTGTCACATCCAAAAGCACCCATGTGTTCATTTGCTGGAAACTTTCTACCATTTTTTACAAGAACTCTGTTTTGTTGACTAACATTTGGCACCCAAGAAACAAAAAACCTACCTTGTTTGCTTGGAACAAACATAACGCTTGTATCTTTAATCCCACCTTCCCATTGAAAATTACCTTGTGTAACTGTGTTTGAGTGTTTTAAATCTTCGTTATAATCTATTTGTTCGTATATTTTTGTTAAATTAAATAAAGATTGTTTAGTCTCATCTCTAAAAGCATGTTTTTCTGTACGTGGAAACTGTCTATATAGTTCATTAAGCGCGTCAGGATCATCCTTAAGGCCATCTACTTCATTTTCCCAGTGTTCGATAACACCAATTTCAATCGGGAAACCATCTGGTCCTTTTTTGGGTTTTTTGGGTGTCTCAAAGACAGGTAACCCATAAGAATCGATGTATCCTTCGTAATTCCATTCCATAGGTATGAACAAGCTATATAATCCCGAGCTAGTCTGCCCATTGCGGTTTCTTCTGGTAACGTCTGAATCATCGTATAGTTTTTTATAATTTCTACCTCCTTTGTCTAAAGCGTTTGATGTTGACCCCATCATACACTTACCTATAATTCTAGAACCTAATCGTAAACAAGTTTTCGTAACTCTCCAGTTATTTAATATATTATCAGGTTTTTCCCACTTACCAGATTCATCGTGTACTAATAATTGTAATTTTTCACCATCATAGCTGTTGTCTCCAGTGTTTTTCCAGTCAATAGTTGTATCTAATCCTTCTATCTCCTCTAACTTTTCATTGCTATCTAATTTACGTCTTGTAAATCTACTAGCGGGAACTCTATATGCAAGTTCTGTTTTTGGTCGATCCATACCGTCTTGAATCGGTTTGAAGAAAAATGGATAGTTGACGGAAATTGGTACGATTTTATCGGTAAACATTTTCTTTGCATCAGCCCCTGACTTCGAAAGGACACCGTATCTAGCATCACTAGAGATAGTGGCAAGGTTGACAGTTTCACCTGATGCCATGAATGAAAAACCAGACCGTCTGTTTTTGAGGTAGCACATTCCGTAGCAACGGTAATCTGCTTTACAAGCTTCCCAGAATATATAGAATAATCTGTTTGCTTCCCTAAAATCTGCTTGCCCAACATCAATCTTGGACCACTGCAGGTACATGTAATGAGTACCAGTAATATAAGTAGC